CTGTAGGTGTAGCTGTTGGAGTCTCTGTAGGTGTAGCTGTTGGAGTCTCTGTAGGTGTAGCTGTTGGAGTCTCTGTAGGTGTAGCTGTTGGAGTCTCTGTAGGTGTAGCTGTCACACAACTACCACCAGGATAAGAAGTATATGCTCCAAGATTGTAGTTACCACTAGTGATAGTGCCAGAATATAACTTATCATCTTTTAAGAAAGTGAAATCTACTCCTAAATAAGATGTTGGAAAAGTAAGAGTTGCTATTAAAGATGAATCTAGTCTTATATACATTGTTCCTGGAACCGGTAAATCTACTGGACCACTATATTTGACACCTAGCACTTCGCATTGATAAGACTGAAATACCATTTGCATATCATTATTTTCAGTCTCAGGTCCATAAAAATATAAGAAATATTCAGTTGTTGTTGGAGTAGGGGTTGCTGTAGGAGGATATGTAAATCCTGGAGGAGTCTCTGTGGGAGATACGGTAGGAGTTGGCGATAATGTTGGTGTAGGAGTAGGTGTTTTTGTTGGTGTAGGAGTTGGCGATAATGTTGGTGTAGGAGTAGGTGTTTTTGTTGGTGTAGGAGTAGGTGTTTTTGTTGGTGTAGGAGTAGGCGTATATGTAGGAGTTACTAAATTCTCATACCCGATAATAGCGTCAAAATCAACAAAAACAGCATCACTCGAATTAACACTAGAAGATAATGTGAATAGCCCATTATCTGCATCTTCTGTAAAATAAATCTTTTTCCAAGAAGAAACAGAAACAGATGTTCCACTGTCAACAACGACAGGATAATAAGATTGTTGTTCTTCATTATAAATTCTAGACCCATTAATGTAAACCCTAAGAGAACCAGATTTAAATGTATATCCAATATATCCAATATTATTTATTATTCTAGGAACTACTTGGTAAAAATGTAAATGATAATCTGTAGGTATTCCTAAATTTGCTTTTATAACATTTCCTTGAACATTCCAAGTTACATCATTTGTATCTTGTATTGTGAAGTTTCCATTATTCGCAGTTCCAATTAAATTATCATCTTTATCTCTAAATTCAAAAGATATATTTGTTGCTCCAAAATCAACACTATCTAGCTTTGTTCTCTCATCATCTGTCATTCTAACATAGCCATTACCATCACTATGAGCCGATATACTGTGTTCTGTATTATCTATTTCTGTAGATTTTAACGTTCCATCAGTATTAATTGAAACATTTATTCTAGCTATAAGATTTTCTAAATCATTATCCTGAATAATTTTAATAACATTATTAAGCTGGTTAGCTAATATTTCATCACGTTTTAAAAGCGATAATAAAGGTTTATTATCATATATCCAATGATAAGGATCTCCAGGTTGATATTGAGGAGCATCTTGATTGCTTAAGTTTACAGGCTTAAAAGATTTTTCAGGATCGGTTGGCATAAAATTATATATTAATTACTTGCTAAAAATGCCAAGTAATTAGATCACAGAAAATTAATTCGCCAATTCCAGGTGATTTGCATCTGATCAGTCTTAGTTAGATCTGGAAATGTAACCATGCTATAGAAATCTCCATTATTCATAATAAGAGCCATCTCATTTAAAACACTTCCAACCGCATCATCATATTTAAGAACAGAAGTAAATATTACTTGAGATGATATTGATGGATCAATACTAGAAACAACTGGTTTCTCTACTATGGTTGCCCCAAAAAGCCCTGTTCTTTCTGCATCTACTATTTTCGGCTGATTGCTTGTTGTTCCTCCATTACCAAAACGCATTTTAGAAACATAAAATCTATATGTTTCTCCTATTTCGTTTGCTAAGCTAAGAGCTAAAGCTTCTCTTCCTTTTTTTAAAACTGTATTTTTCATTGTATAAGTATTAGTTTTATCATCATTAAGATATTCTATACAAACATCTACAAAACCAACTACAGTTTGATTGTTTATCATAATTTTCTCTTTTCTTTATTTCCGTTTAATGTTGATATTTCAAACGTAATGCTTTCACTTTGTGCCACAAAACCCAGCCCTGGGTTTGTAGGCGTTATTATTTCTTTGCCAGATCTATCAAAAGATAAACTTAGCGTATTGTTTTCACACGTAGTTTCGCTAGAAGACATACAGTTTAAGTAGCTTTCTTGTATTTCAACTTCTGGTTTATTAAATTTTAAAATTTCTACTTCCAATTCAGTTCCACTTTCTACGCCAAAACTTTCAAATAGTCCTGACAACCATATTGTAGAACCATCTATTTCGCTAATAAAATAGTAATTATTATCTAAATCTAGTTCTATATATGGATCATCATAGGATTTCAATAATATTGCAAAATCCTCTTTAAAAGCGTCTGATAAAGTCGCTGGTGTGCTGCCTCCATTTGCTCCATTTACAATCTCAAACAGTTCTTCAAGATTAGTAGTACTTTCTGCTTTTAATCCTAAATAAGAAAAATATCCATTGGAAGACATTGTTATCATTTGTCTAAACTCAGCACCAACAGATCCTGTGTTATCTCCATTATATGTGTCTATATAAACTGTTCCGTTTTCTGGTTGGGATATTATCTTGCAAAGAAAATCATTGCTATCGATGCTAAAAAATAAATAATTATTGTCATTTTTCAACAAAACTTCATGATTATCAATGTTTACTAAAGATCTATATGAGTGAGAAAAATTAGCACTACCAGACCAAACAACTTCTAAGCTTTCGTTTAAAATAGAGTATGGTTTATTAATTAGATTTTTTATTATTATATTATCATTATTATTTAACAACAATTTATTGCTTGGTAAAATTTCTTTTACATCTAAAATATAATCAGTACCACTAAAATTAATTTTTATTTTAAAATTATTATTTAAATTAATGTTTTGATCATCTTTAATAAAATCTACACTACTATCAAATAAATCTAAATAATCATCTCTACTGATAGTTGTAGTTGTTTCAAAAAGTTTATTATATAGCTTGAAATTAAAAATCCCACTACTCAAAGGCTCTAACACCCCAGAAACAACCAAATAGTTACTATTTGATGAATCTTTTGATATATTATAAACCCCCGCATTCAATCCAGATGTAATTTCTAAAAAGCAATCATCTGATATTATTGTGTTTCTTAAGTCAACATCTTCAGAAAAAAGAACTGTTTTTTCATTTTTAAAAGTTAAATTTCCAGTATAAACAGTTTCAAATTCTGCCATATCACTTCTTAGTTTTCTTTCTTTTTCTAACTTGTTTCTATAAAACCATTGTTGAGCAGCACCAGAAATTACGTCTTCACTAGCTCTATATGAGATTATAACATCATAGTCTTCTACTGGAGGAACCACGAATTCATTTTGTCCTCCATACATGTTTATGTTTCTTAAATATGAGTGAAACGGTATGTTTTCAGATAATATATTTTTAATTTCTTCTACACTATCATCTGATAATTTTTCCACTTCAACATCTATATCAAAACTACTACTTCTACAATAAGAGCAAGGATCAATAAAATCTTTATCTATGTCGCAAGGATTATTACTGTCCCGAGTTGAGCCATTGTATTGGTCCATATTATAGACATTTTCACTATATGGAAATTCGGTTCTTATTTTTCCAAACACTAAGTTTTTAACAAACGGATGTCTTGTTGATATTACAAGATTAATCATGGGATCATTTTCTGATATTAATCGAACATTCCAATTTTTTAAAGGTAGTGTAAGAACACTAGACCCATCCACCAACTCTTTCTCATTTCTAGAATCGGATAGTGGTAAATTTTTAATATATTCATCTAAGTCGTTTTCTGTTGAATTTGATGGTAGGCTATAGTAATAAGAAAATCTTATTGTATCCCCCACGTCTAGATTTATTTCTTCACCAACAGAAACTATGGTTTTTCCATACTCATCATCTGATACAGAAAAATCAGATAACAGTAGTTCAATAGTTTCTATCGAGTTATATTTTGTTAAATATATTTTAAATTTTGAAGAATCAACACCGATTGCTTTTTTTGTTAATGTAAACTGATTAACACTTGCAGAAGCATCCTCTTCATTGTAGAAGAAAGAATCTTGATAAAAATAAGGAGAAGTTATCTGCCAATAATTTTGAATACCAAGATACTTCATTCCTGCTTGCGATAAAGAGTCTTTTACAGAACCCAATGTTCCTTTTTTCTTGTATAAAGGAATTGCTTCTTTTATCTGTCTTCTCCATAATGTTGGATCTTGACTTTTTAGTCTTAAATCAAGAGTGTTTCCTAAATATGTTATTATATACTCACTCACACCATTCGCATCTAACAAGTCTACTACTTGATTTCCTATATCTTCTATTAGTGTAAATCCTGCCGCTACAGATTGGTTAAGTTTTTGTAAAACATCAGGAGATCTATCATTATCTGACATTCTCATCTTATACATTTCAGGAAGATATCGTTCCAATAATGTTTCATATTTATCAGGTTTAGTGTGATGAGCAGGAGAAGAAGTTGATAAAAAATTTGAGCTTTTTAAGTTAAACTTAATGTTGTTTGAGAAAAGATCTTGTCCAACTTTGGGGATCCAGGACCAGCAAATAAAATAATCACCCTCCCTCATCCCAGAGCTATCCCATAAGTATTCAAAACCGCCAACACCGGAGGACTTTGAAATTAATGCATTGCTAGTATCTGTTGAAAGCCAAGCAGGAAAATCACTATTGCCTATTACTTTTACACAATTTGTTGTTTTGTAGTAAAAACTATCATTATATGTGTAAACATCTCCTTTGCTTGCAAAAGTAATAACCGAATTAGCAAGTGTTGAAGACGCAGGAGAGGATAGCATTATTGTGTTATCATCATTTATGTAAGAAACTGTTGTTCCGTCTCTAATCCCATCTCCTAATACGCTCATCCCAACCTGTATATTACTAGAATCAGCAGATATACAAGTAAAGAATCTTGATCCTTGTGTTAAGTTTCCCGATATACTTACATTATAAACATTTTGATTAATATCATAAGAGTATTCTTTTTGCTCAGAGCTTGAAAAATCTCTTTCTACAAAGTATATTTTTATACTTTCTACTTTATACGGATCTATTAAGTAATTATTTTCATCTGTAATTTTAAAAGAAAATAATATCTGGTCGGCTACTGTTGGATTTTGATCTATTGTTTTCATTATTGTAAATTTTCGTACTGAAAGGTTATGTTAATAATATCTGGTCGTATTATTTCATTAAATTTTGGAACCAGCATATTAACACCTTCTGAAGTATCTGTTGTGAATGTAACCTCATAACGATCAGGTTCTCTTATATCGGATAGTGTTTTTATTATATCTATATCTCTTAATATTTTTCCATAATCCCAATTAGTCAGTAAAAAGAAATCATTTATTCTTCTTGTTATTTTTTCTTTAATTTCATCTTCAAACTTTTTATAAAATCTGTCAACAAAAACGTCAATAGAAATTGTTGTTTGTATTATTTTGCCATCTTTTATGCAAACATAATCTGTTAACATTTTATTTTCTTCTATGTATTGTTTAAGCTCATATTTCAGCTGATCTCCTGCTTGTTCAAGAGTTTGTTCATCTTTTTTAGATAAAACATATAAATCTACTATATTAGCAGAGCATCCATAGTTTCTTAAAGATGCTGTACATTTTCCAATCTGCCCTTGATAAGGACTTACAAATTGCTCAGATAAAGTTTTATAATCCAATCCTGTAACAGCTCTATTTTGTGTTCTTAGATATTGTGGAAGTTTTCTTCTAATATCGTCTATTGTATCGCCATTGTATCCATACTGACCTTTGGTATAGTTGCTAAAAGTTATAGGAACGCTAAGTTCATAGTTTGGAGGATTAACAATAGTTTGTGTTGATACGCTTCCTGCAACAATATTACCTATAGATCCTCCTCCGGTTCTATAGGTGACTGATATTTGACTTCCTTGTGAGGGAAGTAGTCCCGCTCTATTATTTCCAAATATAACATACCCTACATAATTAGAATCAAATTCAACTCTATACTCTCTTCTTGGCTGGCTATCTGTAAAATAATCTACTTCTGTCCACTTTACACCATCTACATAAACTGAAATTGAATCATATATTACTGGCAAGTATGCAAGTTGAACTGTTTGACCAACAACACCTGTTCCGCTGACAATATCATTTCTTGTAAAGCCTTCTAATCCAACAACACTAGCATTTACGAAGCTGCCGGCAGGTATAATTATATTTTCATTAAAAACAGGATTGTTATTAGAATCTGCTGCAAAAAGCTCTATCCTTATTGGAGTATTTCCGCTTGTAGTGCTAACGCTTAACGGAGTAGGGACAACAAGATCAAAATCTAGTACATTGTTTATAGTTGCAGTCCAAAGAGATTTTGCACTTATGGGTGGTTGAGGTTTAAATCCTACTAATTTAGCAAGTCTAAATGCGTTTTCTAATTCAGTTACTGTATCTATAAAAACTTCATTTGCAATTTGATCTATTTTAAAACTAAGAGTGTCCGCAATAAAAGCCCAGTTTTCTATAAGCATTATTCCGATAGAGCTTTCTACAAAATCATTAAATTCACCTGAATATTTTTGTTTTATAAACTCTACAAGTCTTGTTTTCATTGACCAAAAATCTTGATTTGTATAATTTAAATTAAAAATATTTGGTTTTTTAATTGATTGCGATTGGGCATAAGGAGTTATATCAAATGGGCAATTGTTCATAATATATTATAGTCTCTATGCTAGTGGAATTTCTAATACTAATTCTTGAACCTCTGATAATTGTTGTGGATCTACAAATATTATTTTTATACTTAAAATGCTATCTATATCCTCGCCTGGATCTTGAAAGTTTAAATCACTTTGTGAAACTTTACTTGAAACACTTATCTGATTGACAACTATTCGAGGCTCCCATTTAGCTATAGATGCTATGATCATGTTTCTTGCTGTCGCCTCTAGAGTGGCGTCATTTTGTTCAAAAATAAGCCTTTTTAAAGGAGTTCCATAATCTGGTAAGAAAACCCGCTCACCAGGATTTGTTAACAATAAAGTTAATAAATCTGATTTTATTTGAGATACTCCGCTTTGAGTTCTAAAAAATCCTAATGGATTTTTTGTTATTGGATATGGTACGCCTAAAAAATTAGCCATACCATATATAAGCGTATAATCTCATATTCCTACAGCTTGATTTGCAGAATTTGTTCCTGTTGTGATTATATTATTTCCTTGTAAAGTAGCTTCATTTGCGACCACGCCTTCAGGAGGACCAGAAGTGCCTTCACAACAAGGCTTAGTAGGACAAGTAACCAGAGGAGACATA